GTTTGTATCTAACGACTGTGCATTGGTTCTAAACATACCACCATGCTTAAACGTACCTTTGTTTTCATCTGGTGGTACAATGCTGTTGTCAGCTATGCCAAGGTAATTTACAAAGATGTTACCTGTTCCTGATGAAGGTGCTGCACTAAAGGTCAGTGTTGTACCGTCAGGGATTGTATAAGCACTGCTGTCCTGCACTACACCGTCTACAGATACTAAAACATCTTGAACATTAGAGACTGTCTGTGACAACGTAAATGTCGTGTCAGAGCCATCACCATTAAACCTTTGTACGGATGGTATGGCATGGAAGCCTGATTGAACTTGATTTCCTACTAAGGGCATTAGGTTATCTCCATAATGCTTAGTGTGCCACTTAGTTTATCTGCGACTGAACAGTCTATCGTAATCTGGTCTGTTGTTTCTAGAACTACCTTATTACCTGCCATAAGTTCCAATGAACTCCCTACAGGTATGGGGGCATCTTTTATTATTATGCTTGTGCCGTTAGTTACGTTATTTGAGCCACCTCTGCTTCCTGTGTCACTAACTAACCTCACTGTTGCTGTAACCTGTGAAGTATGTATATTACTTAGCAGTAAGCCTAAAACAACAGTGGTTGTACTACCTGCTGCCGTATACATAACATACGGAGTTCCACTGCTCGCAGGTTCGGCTGCAAAAGTAACCACTTTGAACGTATTTGCCATATTTTTCTCCTATACTAGCCCAGAGCTATTGCAAGCGCAGTAGCCGAGTCATCTGTTACGGCAGTTAAAACACTTACATCCATCTTTTTTATTGTACCTGCATCACTTACCAATAGTTCGTCTGTACTTGCCAAACCAGATGTTAAAGCTGATTGACCACTAATTACGTTATCGTTTATATGCTCACTTTCAACAGCATTATCAGCAATTTTTGCTTCTGTAATTGCATCGGTTGCAATCATAGACGTTTCAACACTTGTTCCTGCAATAGTCACTGCTCCGTTAGACGCAATAGATACATCACCTGATACAGCTACAGGATTGAAATTTGTACCATCGGCAACCATAATGTGACCACTTGTATTGGTACCCATTACAATATCATCGCCTGTGACAGTTAGATCACCTGTTACAACAACATCACCATTAAATGTTGCCTTACCTGCAAGAGCCATATCTATATCTAAAGCTGTTATAGCTGAAGAACCGTCAGTACCTGCAATGGTAAAGTTCTTATCGGCTGTAGGAACAGTTAATACTGCATCACCACTATTGGCGTTAGTAAGAGATATTAGGCTTACATTGTTTCCATAGAAATGTATTTCGTTTGCTGTTTCAAAGTCTATCTTTGTTTCATCATCTTCACCAATCTTTATGTCTGTGGCTAACAAGGACGTAATACCTGTCTGAGCCGCATCTATGGCTAACGTAACTGTAGTGGAAGAAGCACTTGAAGATAAGCCCGTACCACCTGCAATAGTTAATGACTCACTGTCTAAGTCAATATCAATGGTGCCACTGTCAGAGGCTACATCTAAATCTTGTGCTGTTACTTGTGCATCAACATATGCCTTAACAGACTGTTGACTTGGGATACCTGTAGCACTGTTAGAATCCATACCGTCTTCATCAACAAAACTCTTTCCGTCTAATATGTTTAATTCAGCAGCACTTGAAGTAACTACCGTGCCCCCTAGCTTTAACCCATTAGTTCCGTCATGGGAGGCTACATCAAAATCATTAGTACCATCGCTAACTGTCACATCCCCATCTATACTTACATTACCACTTGCATCTTTAACTATCATCTTAGTTGCAGGTATAGTTATAAAAACGTCTTTAGTACCGGAACCAAAGTTCACAGCACTATTACTATTAGAACTCGCTATAACGGTTGTTCTTGCTAATGTTGTTCCAGAAGAAGTAAATGTGCCCAAACCAACCTCAAAGGTTCCGTTTGTATTGTCTACTATAGAATAATAAGTTGTATCTGAGTTAGATAGGTTTGCAGTAAAAGTTTCGAAGTTAGCTACAGCACCTGCAAGGGTTATAGTGCCTGTGCCTGTGGTGGTGGTAGTTTCTCGTACTCTATCTGCAATCACTAATGCCATTAAGCAATCCTTATTATTGCGTTACTTGCATCTGCCGTTGGAAAAACAACTGTAAAGTCTCCTGAAGAAGATGATTTGTCTGCACCAAAATCTAATACACAAACAGAAGGATCACCTGATGCACTGTCGTTAAATATTAATGCCCCTCTAGCTGTTATTGTAGATGAACTAAATGTTTCGTCTGCAAAATCTGTTAACGCTGTTGTTCCTGAAGTAGAGGGGTCAACTCTTGTTAAAGCTCCACCCTTTGCTGTGTAGTTTGTTCCAGATACTTCGTTACTTGTTGTATACGCAGTTGTTCCTGCGCCTAAACTAGCGTCTGAGGTATACAGAGCAATATTAAAGGTACTTCCTCCACTATTTAAAAAGTTGTGTTTTGCCTCTAGTAATTCTTTCTTAAAAGACGTACACATCGCCTGAGTTATCGCCATCACATTCTCCTTATATATTCAGCGAGCTTATCATACCCCGCATCTTTAATTGCATTATACACAGTAGTTCTGTCTGAATTTATAGCTTCTTTCATATAAAATGCTATAGTTTTCTCCAGATTAGCTTTAAACGCTCTTGCTTGATCTCTTATTTCTGGAGCTGCATTGTCACCAATGTGTATAATTTTTTCTGAACATCTTCGAGCTACTTCTTCTGGAGTAAATCCTCTATCTTGAGTAGTATGCACGTCTACTATTGGTTCCTTTGGTAAATCCATTAACATTATGTTCTGGGCCTTTCTGGTAGTCCTCTCCTATACGCATCAGCATTTTCACGAGCCTCTCCGTATTCTTTCAATCTTAATAGTGATTCTACGAAGCGATCGTTATACATCTTCATGACATCTGCCTCTCCTTTCATAAAGGTATACGCCTCTATGAGACTGCCATACAACATTGCGTTTGGAGCGTTTGTGCTTAACCAGGTAGTCCCTGAGTCAGATCCCGCAGTCAAACTTGCAGGGCGGTAATAATAATGAAGCTCAACCGTATATGTATCATCGGGAGTAGGTGCAAGAATAAAGTTACTAACATCAAATAGAGCGTAGTACTTGGGTGCTCCAGTGGTAGAAGCGTTAGGATTATATTCCTCAACATAGTTAACATCCTTCTGCAATAAAAATTCTTTGTTACTAGAATTAGTTATTGACAAGCTAAAGGAAGATAAATAGTCGCTTGGAACAGCAAGAAATCTATTGCTTGAAGTTGTGGCAGCCGTAACATTTTTTCGAAAAAACTCTAAATCTATAGTTTTTAGGATACGTTCCTCGGTAGCCTTAATGAAATCGGAGAGATGAGCTACAAAGGTAGTCTCTGTGTTTTCAGAGTAATCTTGTATAGCTGTTTTTAATGTAGCAAATGTAAAGCTCATGATGTTGTCACCGTTACTGTCCCCAAGCTAGTCGTCAAAGTAGCAAGAGAATCTAATTTCTTTCCTATTATACCGTCGCCAGAATTAGTATACACCACAAACGCTGTTGTTTCTACAGCCGTGTCTGGTCTAGGCATCCGTAAAGCCTGTGGATCTGCTATAATTCTAGAAGGCTCTAATTGAGGGTGTTTTGCTTCGTATTCATCCTTACCTACCAAAGATCCGTTCCACTCCATCCTCATGTCCCTTAGACGATAGCGAAAACCAGACCTATCCGATATTCCATATGCTCTCTTATTTGATGCGTACCTAGGCATTATGTCCTCAAGTACTGAATACTAGGTTGTAATTTAAGAGAAACCCTATCCTCGTCCTCGTCCGCTGCTCTTTGGAACTCTTCTTCATACACAACTTTCAAGAGTTGGGTTCTTTCGGGTGCTCTTTTAAGCGATAGATAATAGGCAAGACCCGCAACCATACAAGGAAGAAACCTAAAAGGAGCATCCGTCGTATTCTGAAGCGTATCTGCATCTTGAATTCTGTTAACATAATAATAAACTAAAGTGTAAGTGGATACGTCTGGAGTGGGCCATACTGTTACTGTGGGAGTTACTTGTCTATCATAGAAGAATTGACTTGGACGACCCGTTGACGTTTTATTAGGAATATTTAAATATTCACTTCTTGATATTCTTGATATTGAAAAGTCCGTGCTGTTTGAATCTCGAATAACAACGTCAAGTAAATCTGTGAAATTTGTAGAAAAGGAATAGGATGCTGTGCCAGAAGTGAGTGATTGAGTTGCTTGGGTCACTGTCCAGAGGTTAAGTCCTCTATTCGCCCAATCAGCAAACATTAGGTTGAGAGAACGTCGGGCAGTCTTAGCGTCATAGCCTGTCCGTATTTCTATCCCACACCTCTCGTAGGCTTCTTCTATTATTTCTGCTACGTCAAGATCAAAGTCTCTGGAGCTAGATGTTGCCATTTATTCGTCCTCTTCATCATTTGCGTACATATTATCAAATATTTGGTTTACGTCCAATACATAATCCAAGTCTGACTTCGAGTAGTGAATATGCTGAGACGGCTTAAAGTCTGGAGCACCTTCTCCAGTTTCAAACCAAGCGGGATGCGTTACTCTCACACGATTGTTCGGCAAGGCAACAATATTTCCTGTATAGTTGTCTGCTTCAAGTAGTTGCATCACATGGCTCTGTTTATGTTGTGCCGGGTCATCAGCGATCTCACTCTCTGTGTAGTCCACGGTAAACAAGTATTTTGCAGGATAAAACTTAGATCCTATCTTCGCTAACCAGGGACATGGTGTTGCTCTGTCTAGAACATATACAGAATGATGATGTGACGCACAATCCCAAGGTTGTGCTAAATACGTCGCCATAGGGTCGGGCCATCCCTCGAAATCGAAGTCACCGACCAACGCTGTAATCGGCATCCTAGCCCACATTGCACCTCCATGTACATTCTCTTCGTCCTCTGCTTCACAACCTGTGAAGATTAACTGGAAACTTAGGCACCTATTCGGCATGGTAGTAACTGCAATCGCCATAGCGTGTAGAAACTCTCCATGATATTTCTCGTGATTATGCGTATATTCTTTCCGCACCCAACACTTAAAGTGTGGGATGTTACTTTGTAAGTATGGCATTGATTACTTTTTCTTCTTGCCAAGAACCACAAAACCATTTTCCTTTAAGAATTTTTTAGCAGAAGCTACGGTCATAGTTTTACCTTTGTTGCCCATAGTTAATCCACCTGTCTTCATCTTCTTGATAACACCGCCCTTTTTCATCATTTTTTTGACGGTACCGCCTTTCATCATTCTTTTCTTTGGTTTCATTTTACTTTTCATGTCTTTCTCCTTCTTGTTGCTTGAACTCTTCTTGGCTTCCCTGCAGGTTGACCAATTCTTTTCTTCTGAGATATTCGTTTACGTTTCTCCGAGGACGACATCTCAGAAGCCGTTTTCGGAGTTTTCTTACTTACTCTTTTAGAAGGTCTACAATACGGAGTTCCCCTCTTTTCTCCTTTTTGTCTGCCACAAGCTTTACCCGTGCGAACATCTTTCCAATCTTCTTTAAACCATCTCTTTAGAGCAAGTCCTTTCTTTGTCTTACGAACAGCCATTAAAAAATCCTAGTTTTTTTTCTCTTTCTGCCCTCTACAGTACCACATCCTCTAGCTATAATAACACTAGCCCCATTCTTGAAGCCCCTAGGCAAAGATCTCTTACGAGGTTGATCTGATTCAATCATACCGCCATACGCTTTCTTCTTAGTAGATTTACCGTAATTAGCTGCCCCCACCTTTCGGCACTTTGCTATAGCTCCAGAAGCATATGCTGAAGGAAAAACTCTGTAACGAGCTTTTACCTTATGGTAACAAGCGTCCTTGCTACTCCCAGATTTCGAAACTTGCTTTGCCATTTGCGATCTCCCCATTGCCATTTTTAGCACTTCTCCTTATAAAGTCTTCCCACAAAGGTTTTAACATCTCGTGGTTTTTACTTACAGTAACAGACATAACTTCTGTTCTTTTATCTACTTCTATTAAAGTGTACGCCATCCAAGACAGCACACCAAAACCAACAGCCGTTGTGACACCTACTATAATTTGGTTATTCATCAACATCTCCATCGTCTTCTAGCCTGTCTCAATCGGCTATTAGGATCTTTAGCTGCTTTAGGAAATTTCTTCATTTGACCCGCACTTCTGGCACAGTAAGACTTACGTCTAGACTTGTCCTTAGTAGAAAGGTTCTTCTTCTTAGTAACAGCCGTCTTTAACTTACTACCAGGGTTCTCTCTTCGGTAACGAGCGACACCTGCTTTGGTCATCCCCGCTCCTTTTTTAGTGGAGCGGAAATACTTTTTCGTTTTTGGTGGCTGTTTATCTCGCTTACGATCAGCCATAGTTCTTACGCATAGCCAAAATAATCGTATAGGTATCTGCACTAGAGTGACCTACAGTTGTAAACTGAACATCCCCCGTAACTCCAGAACCCGCGTTATTCGGTATGCCACCAAAATCCCTATAATCGTGATGTCCACTTTGATTCTCACCAAGCTGAATGGCTAGAACATCTGAGGTAGCATCAAATAGTATGCTTACTTTCATACCAAGACACTGCCACCATATCTGTTCTATCGCTACGCCCGTGCAAGTAGCACCGTCAGTGTTCGTAGAAAGAGCACTAACATCTACTTTAGTGACGGCACTTTCGCCCGTGCCGTCACTTATATTGGTGAACTTCATAACAACTTGTTTTGGACCATCGAGTATCGTTTGTGAGGCTACTGCATCAGCCATATTGCCCTCCTAAAAATAATTATTCGTTAATTATTCTACTCATTTTTACATAATGACAATGAATTGCTTCAGCAGCCGCTGCCCCCGCTTCAATTCCAATGTAAGGAATTAAATCAATGTCGTCTGTCATAGCTGCCGATTTAGTTGTTCCAGTAGTAACAGAAGTTCCACCTGTGCTTCCAGATGTACTTGTTATGTTGTACTGAACACCATTTACAAAAATAGACATTTGTCTTGAACTATCAAAAGTAATTTTTAAATGGTAAATTGTATCAGCCGCCACAGTAATAGGTAATGCACTAATGTGGTCAGTGCCACCAATACTATGAACAAAATGTAATAAGGTAAAGTCAGTAAACGCTTCAGAGTTTGTAGCATCAGTCTGAAACTTAAAATATGCCTGATTAGCATCAGTTGCGATCAACTGGTCATTAGTAAGTTTTAAACCCGCCCAAACTTTTTGGTTATCAATTGCAGGTAATGCGATTGATGTTTCCCAATGCACTTGATTCTCAGTACCCCATAAGCATCCTGCCCATGCTGTCGCAGCAGTATCTAGATGTGGAGTAAGTACTGCTTGATCTTGGTCAGCACCTGCTGTTGTTGCAACAATTCCTGCCGAAGTAGTATTAAAAGTACATAAAGCTGTAGTCATATTGGTTCCAAGTGCTTCCCAATTTCTATTCAAAGCTCTTTGAACTTCAACTGTTGATACTTGGTCAATGTTTGCATTTAAACCAGGTCTTTGTAAAAACCATTCATCTAAATAAAAACGTCTTGTGTCTTGTGGATAATCTCCAAGAGTTCTGTCTGATACTAAACCAGTAGTAGAATCTTTACTGATTAGTTTCATTCCATTTTGTGACCGTATTGGTCCTGAAAAAGTTGTATTAGCCATATTTTCCTCCAATCTGGCAATGTCTACCACACAATGTGGCAGTTTGGATAATTAGAATATAAAACAATTTCGCACAAAAAGAAAGGGCGATTTTACTCGCCCTTCTAGTTGGGAGGGAAACTATGAAATTAGGCTCCTGGTGACCCAAATACACAACGAGGATCTGAGAACCCGAAAGAATATCTCTCACGAGCCTTATACCTCATGTTACCTGTGTCGAAGTCAGATTCCATGTTTGTTGAAAGAGGTGTTCTCTCGAAATGTAAGAAACCTCTTGGAGTGTCAGTCATGATGAAGAAAGCATCAGTGTCTGTTAGGAAGTCATTCACAGTATAACCTTGTGGAAGCATTCCCATTGACTTGATTGCATTCACATCATTGTCGGCAGTTCCAGATCTAAGCGCAGAAGCCATCAATCTCTCAGCAACAAACTGTAGCTGTCGAGGAATGATAAGCTTTGTGCCTCGAAGTGCAACCTTTAGACCACGCTCGTCCACAAATCCCGCAATATTAATTAGGGCATCCTCAAGAGATGTCTCGTTTAAATCCGCAGAAGTTGAAGGCTCGTTAGATAATGTGCCCCCGTTTAGTAGTGGATGGTCAGTTGCACACAACTCTTTGCCGTCTCCACCTGTTACAGTAGAATCGAAAGCGTTGTTAAGAACTGAAGCCGCTTTGACTTGTTTTGTATGAGCCATTGATCGAGCTAGAGCTTTTGTGTATCTAGCAGAAAGACGGTCATAGAGGTTGTCCTCTACTGCTTCCTCTGTGATAGCAAAAGCCAAAGCAATGGTTTCATGGTTGTATCGAGCAGTGAAAGACTCATTAGCATCATCAAATGATACCACTGAACCCTCTTGCTTGACCGGGGCAGCCCCGAAGCCAGAAAGCATTACTTCTTCTTCAAATGCACGATCTGAAGACTCAGTTGTGAAAATTTCAGAATGTTGGTTCTCATATCGACCATATTCCATACCAAAGAGGGCGTTTAAACCTGGTTCTAACTCTTTGGCTAATTGTGCTCTAGATATCGCCATTATTAGTCCCCCTTATGAAATAGCTGCATCTGCATCGCCACTAGACGAAGCATACACATGGTTGTTAAGTTTAACGACATAAGAGATACCTGCTGCAGAGTGATCCGCGTTAGTCACATCCTCATGAAGACCAATGATCATCAAAGGATTTGAGGGATCTGACGCTTCTGCTGTAGATATATCAATCATAGCACTAGAAAGACCAGTTGTGGAATTTCCTGCAGTTGCCGTAGCAAGTTGTGCTGTCTTGAAAATATCTGCTTTTGCAGTTGCTCTGCTTGTGTTTGTCCCGTCAGAAGCAATAATAAACTTCGTCATTGGATGATCATAAACAAAACATTTTATGTCGTGGTTAGTATCAGCAGTACCATCACCGCCCCACTGATTTTTAAAGGTAAGTTTACCTGTCGTTGCATCAACGTATTCACAACCTGCAAAAACTCCGAGAAGTTGCTTCCCGTCGCCATCTGCACTAGTTATGATTGCCGCAGTACCGCCTGTAAGTTCGACTTCTACAGGAGAACCTTGGTATATCGCTGAAGCATCACTTTTGATAAAATACTGACTAGTGACATTGGGTCCTCCCCCAATAACACCAATCGGCTTTAATCCAAACTTTACGTTTGTGTTTGCCATATTTAGCTCCTATGCAAAAAATTAATTTTTAGGGGAATCACCTCGACCCCCGAATGAAACTCTAGTTTGACGATCATTTGTGATTGGCATCGAAGGATGCTGTTCACGCATTAGATCACTGTCAACGGCAGTCATTTGTTCACGAGTTCTACCTCGATAAAATTCATTTCTCTCTTTGACTGTTTCGAGAGGCATTCTGGCAAGCATTAATCCACCTGTACCTATAACTCCTGCATACTTTCCATCTTCTATGGTTGGTAAGTCCCTACTGGGGTATTCTTCAGCCCTTACTGGCTCCCATCCCTCATCCATTTTAGTATGGACGTTGACTTTATCGTCCTCTCCACGAGTGGAGATACGAATCCATCTGTGCTTGTATCCCTCTGGGGGTTCAGGTGCATTCAACCTGTTGGGTGGTGTCCAAGGCTTTCTGCGTGAAGTTGCTTCACGGGTCGTTTCTTTTCTCGGTGTTCTATCTGTCATATCTTAGTCCTTCACATATTTTGCGTACTCTTCAAGAGGTACACCTAATTTTTTAGCTATCGCTATTTGAGAAGGCGATAGTTTTACCGATCTTCGCTTCTGTTGCGTACTACGAGATGCTGTGGAATTCGCAGAAGCGACCTGAACTCCGTTACTCGTTTTCTGTTTCTCAAACTTATGAGGGAACTCTGTTCTCATACGTCTATCAATCTCACTATAATACTCATCGCTCTCCGGGTCAAACCCTTCTTCTTGTATTAATTTATTATGTAGAACAAAAGCTGCTTGAGTCATGATCTCATTATCGCCAAACCATTCGTTCTTTTCAGCCCAAGTTTTAGCTTTTGGAGACACTTCAGCCTTTGGTTGTTGCTGTTGAGGCGGTGTAGTTGGTTCAGCTTCAGCTTGTTGTTCTGCTGTATCCGATTGGTTTTTAGCTAATCTATACCGTTCTTGCTCTATGGCTATTTTTGACAAAGCTTTCTGAGCTTCAAACATTTTCTCGGAGTCTCCGGCTTGATGCGCTTCGGAATAAGCCCTTTTTGCCTGGTCTTCTTGTGACTCCAATCTAGTGCCATATTCAGAAAGATATCCTTTATCAAGATTTCCTACTGTCTGTTTAAGCTTTTTGTTTTCTTCTAAGAGATGCTGTGACAGCCTCACGGCTTCTTCCCTATCTCTTTCTTCTTTTCGATACTTCTCTGTAAGCTTTTTTATCCGAGTCTGAACATTTTTACTGTAATTCTCAAGTTCATCCTCTTTCGGTTCTTCTTTTGTCTCAGTTTGCTTTCCTTCTACTTCTACTTCTTGAACAACTTCTACTTCTTTGCTTTTTTGCTCCTTAATGGAAGGATCTGCAACTTCTACCTCAACGGTTTCTGCTTCTTCTACTCTTTGTTCCTGTTCCATGTTAACTCCTAAACACTATATATGTCGTCTGGATGTTGGATAGTAGCGATAACTTCGTCATCGTTAATAATTCTTACTTCACCACCATCAATTTTAAACCTTGCCCCGGCATATCGACCAATGCAGACCCAATCACCTTCTTTACACCAAGGTTTTTGATCTCCAAATTTATTTTCATCTTTATACGCTGAAGGTCCAACCTTTAACACATAAGAGACAACTGTAGCCAACGCTTCTCTTTCAACGACATCTTCTGGCATAAATACCCCGCCTTCGGTCTTGCCTTTGCCTCTATAGGGCATAACAAGTATCCTCCAACCTGTGGGTTGCGGTAATCTGTCTTTTAGGGGAAGGTCTGGTTCTTTGTTTGGGACTTTATAAAAGTCAGGAACTAATAATTTGCTCGGCATCTTCTAATCTATTCTCCAGCAGGGATTTTATTTCTTCTTTAGCGAGTGAGAGTCCCCGTGCCTCACCCACTAAATGTTGATACTGATTCCAATCTTTTATGTTTCCTAATACTAGATCTTGTGCAATATCTTTTTCTCTCTCATCAAATTTATTATACAAATATTTTGCAAAGTCAACAACATCCATACATATAGTCCTTAATTTATTTCAAAGTGGGGTCCGTCAATGAACGGGCGACGGCCCTGGGAGCGACGTAAATCCACATATGCGTTCATTGCGTCCTCTGCTGTTCCTTCCCAAGCACGAAGGTCATCTATATGCCATGCGGCTCCCCAACGAATTTTCAAATCGGTTCTGACAGCCGCCTCTTTCATAGCATCGGCTATTTCATCGTAGACTTGGATTTCCCAACAAGGATCTCCGTCTTGGTACGCCATTAAGTCCACAGCATGACCTGTTTCATCGTCTTGTAAAAGGTGTTTTGAGTTCATCGTCTGGGATCTTCCGGCATCATAAAGCTTTTTTTGCTCGTCAAATGTCCTCACCCCATAAATAACTCCAAAGTCGATTTTCGTCAGTTCAATAGCTTTTTTAACAGTATCTTGTAACTGTTCATTCACGCCTACTAGTTTTTGGAAGCTTCTTTGAGATAGTCTGAACGTCATCTTTTTTCTCCTTTTGTTTAATTACTTCATCTGTCCAATCAACAGATTCTTGGTGAGTGTGGGTTTTTTCACAAAAGACACACCCACTGCCAATATACTGATGTCCACAGATTTCGCAAGTAACAACTCGACCCACGATTGCGTATGGTCCGAAAGGATAAGGATTTTTGCCTATTATTTTTTCTTTCTTAGGTTGAAAAGCTTGGAAGCTGACCGAGTAGCGAAGCTCGCAGCAACGATACTGCCTAACGCAACTTGATACCACTGGGGCATCCCCGCAAGTGCTTCAAATCCATCTGCTACTATTTCTCTGCCCCACGAGCCGCAGAAGCTTAAAATAAGGGGTATACTGAAAAGTAGGGTAAGCCATTCGTCTTTCCACGAGGACTGTGAGGCTCTCATCGCAGCTAGATCCCAATCTATTTCGCCTGTAGCTTCTTTCATACGAATAGTAGCTTCAGCCTTTTGTATAGCCGTCTTTCCTTCTATGTAAGAACTAGCAAGACTGCCTACAGAGCTTAAAATCATTGAAAGCATTATTCTGCCTCTTTACACTTACAAACATCGCATTTTTTGTTTAATAAGGCACACCAAAGCCTCTTTATATATTTAATCATACTTTTCTCCGTTCTCTTTAAGACTGACGTAACGCCATTCTTTATATCGGTTAATATCTTTTTAGGCATTCGCCATAGTGGTAAATCAAATAGGTTCATGTTTATCCCCTCCATTCTTCTTGAAAGCATTACTAGCGATAAAAGCTCCAATTATCCCCATATTACTAATAACCCATGTCTGGGCTATATTCGATAAATGGTCAACACGATCAAGTGGTACAATAGGCAACATCAATATAACAATGAATAGTGTAACAGATATCGCAGAAAACCACACCATATATCTTTGTTGATCTTCTTTTTTATCCTGGTTGTCCAGACGTACCATACGTTCCTTCATCATCAGTTCTCTGTCTGTAACGATACCATCACCATTAGTATCTAGACTTTTAGCTAATTTAGAATTTTTTTCAAATGTCTTCTGTTTCATTTTAATCCTTATTTAAAGCTATCATTCAACGAATCTACTACACTGTCAATATTTGGTTCTTTTCCATTAGGGTCATACTTACAACGATATTCATTTGGGCAGTTCCCCTCTACGACTAGTGTGTATGTATCGTTAGCTCCCTTGTATATACATACTTGTTGTCCATTCTTAGCCTGTTTCCTCTTATATCTCCTACAGGTTATGTACTTTGGGTCTTCTCTCATCCCCAATCTTTTTTCTTGCTCCCATGTCCAATCACTGAATTTCTTTAAAAAGCAAGTATAACAATTTTTTATCTT